GAAATACCGCAGGATGTGGCGCTTTTGCCACCTTGGAAACGTCCCTAAAATTACATATTTGCAAATGTTATTTACAAATATGCGTACACGCTAGAAAAACCATGTTCCACACAATGTTCCACGGCCACAAATGGAGTTCCAAGTAATATACAACACCACAAACATCACCCAAGACGTAACCGCGTCGCTGCGTTCGTTGGTGTACACCGATAACATAAGCGGCGCGTCTGATGAAATCGCTATAACATTAGAAGATGTTCGCGGTTTGTGGGCAAATTCGTGGTATCCGGGCAAGGGCGACACCATCACCGTATCCATTGAAGGCGTCCCGTGTGGCGTTTTTACAATTGACGAAATCGAATTGAGCGGCCCACCTGACTCGGTTACGGTTCGCGGTTTGGCGGCTGGAATAAAAAACACGCTACGCACAAAACGCAGCGTAGGATACGAAAATAAAACGCTTCGCCAAATCTGCACCAAAGTAGCTGAGCGAAACGGTTTTGTAGTGTCGGGCACCGTGGCCAATATTCAAATAGAGCGGGCTACTCAGTTTCGGGAAACCGATTTAGAATTTTTGGCCCGAATAGCCCGCGAATACGGTTTTGAATTTTCTGTGCGCGGATCACAAATTACGTTCACTGATTCAATACAACTTGAAACCGCGCAGCCCGTGGCTGAGCTAAAGAAAACAGATGTTATTTCTTATTCGTTTGTCGATAAGACGGCCAATACTTTTAAATCGGCAACTGTCGATTATAAGAACCCCAACAGCGGGAAAGTAGTGGCGTTCGGTTACGATGTTACCGAGTTTGTAAACAAAGCCTATTCGGCTATTGAAAAGTTGGATGTGCTCAGCATTAAGAGCAAGGCAGAAAACGACATTCAGGCCGAAGCTAAGGCGAAATCTGCACTACGTTTTGCGAACATGGACGGAAAAACGGCCCGAATCACCACACCGCTAAACATGCTACTTGTGGCTGGAAATACGGTACAGTTACTAGGTTTTAACGTCCTTGACGGTGGCTGGCAAATCAAAAGCAGCACCCACACGCTCGATTCAAACGGCTTTACCACATCGCTAGAATTGCAGAAAATTTCATAACTTGCGGGCATGCTTCTACACGGAATTATATCGGAAACACGAAACGGATTCGCCCGCGTTGATTTGCAGGCGGAAGGGATTGTAACGAATTGGCTGCCTATCATGTATCCGTCCTCGGACGGCGTACACGTGGTGGCCAAACTTGCAGTAAATACGCCCGTTTCCGTACTGATGGATTCCAACTGTGAAAACGGTGTAGTTTTAGGGGCTAGTTTTGAAAACGGATTCCCCACCACAGATGCCGATTATTTAATCGAAACGCAAGGGGCCGAATACGCTCAAGAAAACGGCCTGCACAGAATCAAAACCGATACTGAAAACATGAAAACGCTGCTTACAGATTTGTTGGTGGCGCTGGAAACATGCACCTTTTCAGCATTTGGGGCGCCTCCAAACAATGCACCGATTTTCACAGCGATAAAAACAAGAATCTCACTACTGCTAACTGAATAGAAACATGGCCACAATTCGCGATGTAAAGAGCGCCAACTTCCAAATGTCCATTGCGGGCGTTGGCCAAATCGTGGCCGATGTTGATGATATTAGGCAATGTATAGCTGTAATTTTGAGCACTCCAAAAGGCTCGGACGCGATGCGACCCCTATTTGGAAGCAACTTATACCGCTATGCCGACGTACCAATTTCGCAAGCGGCGGCCGATATTTCCCGCGAAGCCACTATACAAGTAAACCGCTGGGAGCCGCGTGTGCGTGTGGTGTCTGTTGAGGTGGGTATCAATTCGGCCGATAAGGAAAAAAGGCAGGTGCTAGTAAATATTTCTGTTGAATTGCTTTATAGTTCGCAGCAAGTAGAACTACTCTACTCTATAGATTCGCTCTATAAAAAGCCTGCAATTACGGACGGTCTGGACGGCAACGCGTGGATGCTCGACTCGGGCACACCGTTTGCAGCTGATGGAATTTACTACTTATTATTCATGTAAGAAATGGAACCAGTTACACTAAATCTTAGGCCCGCTGCCACCTCGATAAGCACGGGGCAGCTATTGCCAGTTACGGACGCCCTGACTGGTTTCACGTACAAGGCAACTTATTCGCAGTTGGTAGAATTTATGAAAAGCAATTTGCTTTCGGATTCTACTTTTGAGGTGCGAAACGCCACGGACGGCACCAAGAAAATCAAATTTGATTTAAGCGGGGCGGCGTCGGGTGTTACGAAAAGCTATACATTCCCATCCGTGCCAACGGGGCGTATTTTGGTTGATGGACAGACGGAAAATGTTTTGCTAAACGGCGATTTGTCCATATACGGCAATATCTACCAGTACGGCGCGGCATACGAAACGCATGCCGAACAACTCTACACGAAAAAAGACCTGATTATAACTAGGGACGGGGCCACCACTGGACTTGCAGGCGGGCAGTACACTGGTTTTCAGGCGAAACTTTACGACGGTGTAAACGACGGTTTTTTAGTTTTCGATAACACGGGCACTGCGTGGGTGGGTGATGAAGGTTCTTTGCAGCCAATTGCCACGCGCGAAGTTACACCGCTAAACGGCGGGGTGGCGGTTTGGGATAGCGCACAGTTGCGATTTGAAACTGCTACGGTGGCTAGTTTAAATTACTGGGCGTTGGATGGCTCGGACGTTGTGCGAAGCGTGGGAAATGTTCGTAGTTCGGGGCAGTTTA